CGGGGGGTTAACCCCCAGCTCGATCTGTTAATGATATGTTGCGCTCAAGAACTATAACCGCACCAGCGGTCCTGACTGCACTCTTCGATGGGTGCTGGTCATTTGGATCGCCGACTCCGTATAGACCTATGGTTAAACCCATTAGGTCACCTTACCAGACCGGCAGTATTGCCCCTGGTACACCAATATACCATACCAACTCACTCCCTGAAAAGAGTGAGATGATTGATGAAGTGGATGAATCAAGCCACTTCAAGGAGTGTTATCACCAGTATACGAAAAACGAGTATCAATATACTCGAATACCGTATGCGTCACAGTGGCAGGCTAACACCAACGTCTCAGCAATGAGAGTTAATGCGTCGATCCTGTCCACCTTGGCTTCGGTGATGCCGGTTCCGGAGTACGATTGGGATGCCCTCGCCGAACAGGCAATGGCGTTCTTGTTGCCGTCCATTAATGAAGGTACTTCGGTACTGAATTTCGTGGCGGAACTCCATGAGCTCAAGTCGTTAGACCCGCGCGACGCTTTGCGCCGCGTTAAGTACGGGTCCACGACTTTGAGGCTGTTGCGAGATCGAAAGACTCGCAACGGGTTCTTAAAGGATACCGCTGGCCGTATGGCCAACGCCCACCTGCAAGCCTCGTTTGGAATAGTACCTTTCCTCACCGACATCGTTAAGATGTTTGATGAGTTGGGGAACCTCCAACACAAGGTGGCAATGCTAAAGAAGCATGCCGACAGGCCCCTGATCCGCCATTATAAGCGGGTCTTGCCCTATGAGGACAGACAGTTCTGGCCTCGAGCCTATAGGGAATCAAAGGTGCATCCCGTAAGTCTCCCGAATCTTTCGGGGGATCCGTGGGTGCACCCATATTGGGGTATCCCAAATAGAGAAACCAAGACGGGCAATGTGGCACGTGCTTCAACAGCACGCACCTGGATTGTTCGTCCGGTCTATCACGCTACGTTACGGTATCGTTATACGATGCCGCGGTTTGACACAGAGTGGGGCGAACAGCTTGCTTTGTATACCGAGAGTCTGGGGATCCGCTTGGATCCCTCGATTCCTTGGAATGCAGCTCGCTTATCGTTCCTCGTCGACTGGTTTGCCGACGTCTCTGGTTTCCTGGGCTCCTTCGCTCGGGAAAACTACCCCATTAACTCCGAGGTCCTTGACTTCTGCCATTCACTTAAATGGCATAGCGAGGGCTCAGTGTCCATAACGGAGCCTCAAACGGATATTGTAAACGGCATGAATGCCCAATACACCGACTGGTACCCTCCAGGGTATCAGGCGGGTAATCCAGTAGAGGTACTCCGCACTGTGGATAGTCACTATGAGAGGCGTAGGGCTAAACCTACTGCGCAGATCATAGCGAGCAAACGACTAAAACTGAGACAAGCAGCCTTGGCGGGCTCGCTCCTTCTCAGCAATACATCGTTCTTAAGGAAGGGGAAAGGCCAATACCGACGGCTTCTCCCACAGACACTTAGGGAACTTCAGTTCGAGCGTCTAAAAAGACAGCGTTGAACTGCCCCTACATATGTAGTACAAAATAAGTGCTTGTTGTCCTGTTATAGGGACCTTCGTATTTACGTCGGATCATAAACAAAACTCACACTACCCTATGTCACCAGACCTCAGTATTGTCTCGAATCGAACCGCAGTTGTGTTGCCGGGAGCGGACAGCTCCCTTAGCTACATTAAGCGGTCTGAAACGATTGACACAGTAGAGCGCGGCGTTCAAGCCACGGCTCTCTCCTATCCGCGAACCCTTACAACCATCAGTCAAGACCGAAAGCCAGGTACCCGAGGAGGGACCAGGCGAGTCGTCGTGATTTGTAAGGAGCGTGATCTGACCACCGTTGTCCCGTATGAGAACGGGCTTGGTGGGCGGGCAGATGGGGAAGCGACGGTTACAATAACCATCGTTCGGCCCACTGCTCCGGGGTATGCCACTAACTTCAGCGCTGCTAAGATGAAAACTCTTATCGGTGCTGCTGTTGATGCCACACTCCAGAATGCAGACGCGTTACTCGCCGGGGAGAAGTAAAACCTCCCCGAGGAAGGCAACTACTTCCCCATCCGACGCCTATGATCTAGGTTAGGGTGGGGGGGTATCTTGTACTTGTGTCGGTAGTACGGACTATCGTGGTGACACAGTGTTTGTGGTTCAGTTAGGTATAACTTCAATATTGATATGAAGGTACAAAAACAAACCACGTCCCGCTCCACTGAAAAGTGGATGCTTGGATTGTTCACTGCGTGCTACCACGATGTAGCACGCGCATCAGACATACCATCAGCAGACGCTCAATTTGACCTTGAAACAGTCAAATCGCGGCTCGCTAAGGAAGGCTATTCGTTTTTTACGAAAACCCTTCCCTTGTTAGGAAAGAATCTGGATAAGATCCTTTCTTCGCTCGGAACTCCGACTGAGGCTCTCCGGTCCTTCACAGGATGGAAGCTTTGGCCTTTAGCCAGGTATCCCAGATTTATGGGTAACCTGTTTAGCAGAGTTCTGGCACCTGATGGTTGCGTTCGTAGCGATGCGAACGCTAATGCGTTAGGCCAACTGCGGCAACTTCTCTTCCTATTCTATAAGGTTGAGTTGTTGTCTTCGAGCGAATTGAATCAGGAGGTCCTCGATTCATTCGTGTTAACTGATTCGTCCTTACCGGATCCGTCTTCAGGCGAAGTGTTTGACTACACTAAGCCCTCCGACCCCGCTAGGCGAACGTGGATACTCGAGTTTGCGCGCAAATTCATCGCGCGCGTCCTCGGTAAATACGACCCACTAGACATGTCTAAGTTAAATCCTAGGCATGGTCCTGGTGCCGTAGCCACAGGGGAGCTCTCTCATGAGAAACCGGTTTTCCGGCGTTATTATGAGATGCTCCACTCAGTCTTCCCTTATGACTCAATGATGTCATATAGCCTCTCATCAGTCAATGACGAGTGGCAGGGATGGCAAGCCCTCGAGTCTCTGAGAGAAAGTACGGCAAGAGTCGTACTGGTACCAAAGGACTCTCGGGGGCCTCGAATCATATCCTGCGAACCACTTGAGGTACAATGGATCCAGCAGGCGTTGATGACCCGTCTTGTCAACATTCTCGAAGCACACCCTCTAACAAGAGGCCATGTCAACTTCGAGCGACAGGACGTTAATCGAACGCTTGCCCTTAGATCCAGTACCCCCGGGATAGAACCCGGCAAGTGGGTAACAATGGATATGAAGGATGCAAGTGATAGGGTCTCCCTGTCGCTCTTTCGTTACCTGTTTCCACCTCGGTGGATAAGGGCGTTAGAAGCGTGCAGGTCATCCTCCACTAAGCTCCCAGACGGACAGATCGTTAAGTTGCGAAAGTTCGCTCCTATGGGTTCAGCAGTTTGCTTCCCAGTGGAGGCTCTCGTGTTTTACTCGATCTGTGTCGCAGTTAGGCATTATATGCAAGGGGCCACGTTAGATCGCTGGGACAACCCGGCGAAGGACACGTGGCCTTACGTGTATGGCGATGATATTATTGTACGGGGTCAAGAATATGACCTCGTCCATGAAGCGCTTGAGAGCGTCCACCTCAAAGTGAACGTCGACAAGTGCTGCCGCGGAGAGTTCTTTCGCGAGAGTTGTGGCATGCACGCCTTTATGGGCGTAGATGTTACTCCTCTCAAGATTAGAACTCCGCTTAATCATCGCACTCGTACTGCGATTATCTCTTGGGTCGAATACCATAACAGGTTATCCGGCTCAGGTTATGACAACGCAGCACTGTGGAA